GACATCTACAGTCTGAATCCAGTCAGAAAGATTTGGTAGGAAATTGATGTCGAGTCGAAAACCAACAGGAGAAAAGAATTGGTCTGCCATGAACGATTATCCTTTGTCCTTTACTTAGATGTGCGAAGAGAGTAAGGTTCAGTATTCTATTCATTCCAAGGATATGTAGAAAATGGAAATTATGCTTGCTATCTATTGCATCGGATTTGCATATACTGTCGGATACTACCGATTCGATGGCCCCATTTCAGTTTTCAAATCTTTAATATGGCCAATCACGTGGATTACATGGTTCTTTGCTTGGTTAGATCCGCTTTAGATATGCCATACGTAATTCGAGATAAGCGTTCGTCGCTCTTTTTTGATCGAGATCTAACTTGGCGAAAAGAGTCTGCATTCATCGAAGATATCAATAAGGCAACGGTATATTCGTTTCGTGGAGCAGCGACTTCGAGTATGCGCAACCAGCGCCTGGAAGAGGAACATATGGAAATTGTTCCGATTGAATATAGGATCATTGTGAATGAATAGTGTCGCCGATCACTACAACCGATATCCATATCCAAATGCCAGAAAGTATCTTCTGAACCCAAAAGGCGAGTACCTGCATCTTTCTGCATGTGCGCCGACGAACACCCAGGGAAGGAATATACTGGTCGTAGGATGCGGATCGATTGAAGGAATTCTTGTTGCAAATGCAAATCCGAATTCCTCGGTTATGGGAATCGATCTTTCTGAAAATCAGATCAGAATTGGAAAATCGATCCGCCGAAAATTTCGAATCGACAACCTTTCACTTCGAACTGCGGATATAACGGCAATCCCCGGAATAGAGCATTCAAAATACGAATGTATCGTTGCAACAGGAGTAATACATCATATCCCCGAGGTGAAGAAGGCATTGGCAAACATCGCGAATTTGCTGGAATCGGATACTGGCATCTTCAGTGGAATGCTATATGACGAAGAATCTAGACCTCAAGGAATCCGCGAGCTGAATGCTCAATTTCGTAGTCAGAACTACGACACAAATGACGTTCGAAAATACTTCGAAGTCAACAATATCGGATATGCTGCCGAATGGTACTACAAGTATGATCCGTCTGATGAAGAGATTGCAGATACCTGGCTCAATCCGTATTTCGTAGAATACAGTCCAGAATCGGTTCTAGATTTGTTTGGGGAGTACTTCGCGAATGTCAACTGTGTTAGAGCTGATGGCAAACTATTCTTCATTGCATCAAATGGAAAGAATGAGAATGGTATTCAGTATTCGGAATATTTCGTAGGAGCTTTTCGTGAACAGGATAGTTGATGAGACGTAAGCTCGCAGTCAATGACGTATTCAAGTTTACGGATTCATCGATGACATCGACAGGTCTCAGGGATATATCGATGTTTGTCCGAGTGCTCTGGTTTGATGAGCGGGACGTTCTGTGTGAATGGGCTTGGATTTTGGGGAGCACTTCACGCTTCGTTTGGCCTCGATCTCAATTCAATTCGAAATTTGTGAGCAAAATGACATGATCCTACCTTGGCCACCGATCAAGAATCTGCCACAACGTCTTGAACGACAAGCAATCAATGTCGAGGACGCTGGCTGGATTACCGCTGCTCGGCTCATGAGAGAAGCTGCAGCAGAGATCGAAGAGTATCGTGCAATGGCAGACAAAGAAAAGGGACCCGAAGGTCCCTGATCTTATAGCGATTATAGTAAGGAAAGTGGCCGTCCTAGAAGATGTTGACAACCAAACCACGACGGTAGTACACGTTGCTGTTCTGAACAAGAGTACCATCTGAGGTGGTGGCTCCGTTAGATAGCGGGTTGGCAACAACTCCATAACGGGTCTTGAAACCTAGCTTGGGTTGGAAGCTATCTGGACCAACCGCACGCACCATTTGGAGAGGCACGTAGGGGCAGTAGAAGACACCAGCGTCGTACTGATTCGAACCACGATAACCAACGACGAAGAAGTCGGCAGTCGAATAGGGATCGATGAAGACCTTCATTCGGCCATTGAGCACGCCGACAAAGGTATTACCAGTATCGTCAGGATTCAGACCGTTATTGGCATTCAGCGCAGGAGCATAATCTAGCACGCCAGCCATCATGAGCGCCGAAGCGACATTGGACGAGCAGAGCAGGATATTACCCTTGCCACGACGAGTTGCCTTGGCAACAGCGTTAGCTTCGAGTTCGATCTGGAAGAGCAGACCCTTGAACTTTTCAACGCTCCAACGGCCATTCGCGTCGACGTCGAGATCGAAAGTACCAGGAGCAGTGGTATTAGCTGCGCCAGTCTGAGCGGTCAGGATGACAGTGCGGATGATTTCGCGGTTGATTTCGGCCAGAATTTCAGCAGACAGAATGGTCGACAGTTCAGTCTCAGCATCCAGACCATGGACAGCCTTTAGATCCTGAGCCATTTCGATCGAGTATTCAGCCTTCAGGGCACGCGACTTGGCGAGCACTTGGACCTTCTCGATGGAGAAAGCCATCTGAGCAAAGTCAGTGTTACCAGCAGCACCAAGAGCTTCAGCCTGGGCAGTAGACATACCACCAGCGAAGTTGTAGGTAGCCGAGTTACCTGTGACGTTCGTACCAGTCTGAGATTCACCAATCGAGGCGTTACCAGCACGAATAGTGGACTGCGTGGTATTCGGCTCGTTGAAGAAGCTGATAGTACCAGCTTGGTTCGAGTAACGAGGAGTCAGAGCGAAGATCAGGCCAGTAGGACCAGTCATCGGCTGCACACCAGCAATATCATAAGCGATCAGGTTCGGCATAGAACGGCGGACCAGCGAGATCAGCACGGGATCGTAGTTCTGAATGCCACCAGCGACGTTGGTAGGAATGGCGCCAGAAGCTTCGAACAGAGAAGTCATATTGACGTTCTCCGAATCGGTGCTTACTGCCTGCTCGGTGTTCTCAAGGAGACGAGCCATGATGCCCTTCTTCGAACGAGTCAGATCCGGAAGATCCTCATGCTCGAGAATATCCTTCCACTTAGTCTTGATTTCCTGATTGAGATCCATTACTCAATTTCTCCTTGATGAAGCTCGTTGAAATTACTTAGGGTGTTTTAGCTTTTCACATGACGTGAGATCGTAGCAGCGTATCCACGAACTTGCGGAGTAGCAGTTACAGTCTTTTCGTCTTCTTCACCCAGAAACTCTTCATTCAGGGCGTCACTTTTCTTGGTAGTATGTGTCTTAGATTCTACGAGAGCTTCTTTTAGAACTGTAAGCTTTGTACCGAATTCTTCTGCAGTAGATGCTTGGATATTCTCGGCAAGTTCGCGAAGCTTCTCAACTTGAGTCAGAGCAAGACCATCGGTGACTTCATTGAACTTCTCATCAAGAGCATAGTCGAGCAGAGCATCTTCTTGTTCGTTGATCTTCTCGACAGCAGCAGCAAGTTTCGAATCAGATTCGGCCAGGCGCTTGGTCAGATCATCAACAACATCGACTTGTTCAGGAAGAACGATAGAATAGCCTTCCATGAGTTCGCGAAGCTTGAAAATGAAGTCTTCGGCCATGTGAATCTTCAGAGTCGATTGAGCATTGGTCTCATTCTTTTCGAGCCAGCGTTCGGCAACGTAAGACAGGTATTGATCATTGTCCTTACCGAGATCAGCACGAATTTCTTCGACAGCTTCGGTGAGACGTTGCTCGAAAGCATCTTCGCGGCGAGCATCTTCAGCGACAAGACGAACATTGACAGCAGCTTCGAAGATCGTCATTGCCTTCTCTTGCTGCTCTTCAGTCAGCTCGGTTTCGGCAAAGAGTTGTTCAACATCTTCTTTCGTGAGAGATGCACCCTTCCATTCGACAGTACCAGGAAGAACGCCGCTCTTGTCCAGACTGCGATTGGCATGAGGATTGCCGTTGCCGACATTCTGAAGGAAATCAGCAATTTGTTGAGTAGTAAATGGTGCGAGAGCAGAAGTCACAGCTGCCATTGCTTCGACCTTTGTAGCAAAGGGAAGAGGAGCCTTTTGACCGTTGTCCTTACGAT